GTTATGTTGGGATGTAGTGGTAGAACATCAACAATGTCAACCGCTACTTTTGTAGAAAACTTGGTTGTCTTCAACTACGCAGCACTTGATTACGTCAACGATGCGGCAGCAGCAGCGGGTGGTGTGGTTCTCGGACAGATATACCACCACAACGGGGAAATGAGAATAAGAATTACCTAATAATGGGACCCGAGTTTGAAAACTTCCTAAACCTATGGGGTCAGAGGTTCGTAAAAGAATTACGAACCCGACTCAATATGGCATACTTCGCAGCACCAGGTATAAACACACAAGGGGATGGAGTAGGAGACGCATACTCGGAGTCAATAGACGGACGAACAAGGGATAAAAGATATTCGGGAAACTTTGTAAAGTCACCAATAGGGAACAAGTTATACGAGTCCATTGAAGGAAGGGTAACCCCCGAAGGTTTCGAACTCCTAATGTTGGACTATTGGGAATACGTCAACTACGGACGACAAAGAGGGAAATACGTTCCTATATCCCCCCTCGAGGAATGGGCACGAACAAAAGGGTTCCCCAACCCAAGAGGGGCTGCGTTCGGTATATCAACGAACATAAAAAGATATGGTATCGCTCCGACCTTTTTCTACGATAACGCAATTCTCTCATTGGAGGCTCAATTTGAAGCCGAAGCGGACGAGATGATGGCGGGAACAATAAACGACTTCTTCGACAAACTACTCGAAAAAAATATACCATCGAAATGAGTATAACTATAAACCAACAACCACTCAACTACACACCCTCCAACGCGCAGCATATCTACAACGCATCCTCTACCTTATCGGGGAATACCTCTATGAGATACGTATTCGATATTTGGATAAACCCATTTACAACCCCCGAGAGAATTGCGAGAGTAAAAGTTGCACCCAACTCATACGGAGTAGGAATAGTGGACGTTGGAGATATTGTAAAAAACTACACAAAACCAAATACAAGGAGTAATATATTTCAAGTGAATAACTCAGCAATGTCGACTTATTCATCACTCTCGAACCCCAACGGACAGATACCTTTCTCTTTATACATTCTACAACCATCCAACCAATTCAATACGAACCCAACATACCCATTTTTACCACACGTGGGGGAATATCGTGTCTTAGTTGGGGAGGAATATCAAACGACGGGAGGAACGATTGTAACGGACATTTGTAGTAGTCCTGAAATTATCCCATCCGAGTGGGCTTACTCACTCGACACCGCAGCACTACCCTATGCGGGTTCACCAAACAGAGTGAATATAACAGGAGCGGGAGCAGCATTACCCGACTACGCTAACACGAACCTTTTGGGATGGACCTATCTACAACAGACCAATACTGGAACATTTGTTGCATCAGGAACAACTACCGCTCAAACAGGTTCATATACCGCAACGACAGAGCCAGGAAGGAACGATATCCTTACGATAACGGAAAACTATTCATCGTGTCGTTTCTCATTCCAATGGTCAGACGAAACCGAAGTGCCAGGATGGTTATTTATATCTCAATTCTGTCCATCGTGTGAGGACAACCCACAAGTCATAACTATATGGCCTGGTGTCCAACAGAATAAAAAGATATACAACTATAATAACTCGTGGTGGGGGAATAATAATACCAACGCAGAAAACAACCATCTATGGTGGGATAAATACCGATATGAATGGCAGACCTACACGAATATATCAGGGGATACTCCTGCTCAATTCCTGACCACGTTTTCAGACGAATATTACCCCTATACATTTTCAGCAACAAGCGTAGGTCAAACCACCATACAATGTAGAAAACGAAGTCACCATTGGGAATGTCCATTGGTCATAGGGTTCTTTTACAAGGACTTTCAGACAATAACACTCGGGTCAAACGCAGATACATTCAAAGGAAAAACAGGCTCAAATTTATTATTACACTACGATAGTTCAGTCAACGGGACATATACGAGCACGACACCAGATAATAGGATAATGTATAAAGTGTGGACTCCATACGCATACGGAAACCAACGAGACCTATCAGGAAATGACTTTGGGTTCTACCTTGAAACAACAGGAGGGGGAGGACAAGTAAATTATACTCGGAGGATAACAGAGGGGGTCGTATATCAAGTTTATGGTGACAATTGTATGTCAGACCCACAACACTTTTTATTTCTCAACCAGAACGGAATTTGGGACGTTTGGACCTTCGATAGAAAAAACATCAAAACATATAATAAGGGAAACTCAGTTTATGCTCAAGGACTTATAAAAAATAACTCAATATACAACCCCTTATTCAATAGTCAGAGAAATATTATCTACGACCAAACGATATTAGAAGTTGTAGAAGCACAGAGTCATTTTATGGAGGAAAACGACAGACGAATTGTTGAGGAATTATTTCTTTCAACACACGTTTATTTGATGAAGGACTTCTATTATAATACTGAGATAGTTTCAACAGAGGAATATACCAAAACCCCTCACCTGATACCGGTTACAATTACGTCAAATTCGATACAGGAATATAAACAAAGATACAATAAGGTATTCCAATATACTCTGACATACGAATATAACCCAATTCAACAACACCGCTCAAACCTATAATGTTATATCTACGAACCACTATCAACGGAGAATACAGATACATCGACCTATTTGAGGACGAGGTTATCTCATTGGACTATTCCTATGCAGAGATACAGGATATCACCAATAAAAACTCCACCTATACAAAGACGTTCTCTATACCAGGTTCGAAGGAAAACAACGATATATTCCAACACTATTACGATGTAAATTCATCGATGACGGACTACGATATAAGAAACATATTTGAGTCGGAGTTTATGGAGGACGGATACACCCTAATAAAGGGATATATAAGGCTTGAAAACGTATCGATTCTGAACAAAAACGTAACCTATAATGTAACATTTTATTCTAACGTAGGACTACTTACCTCCAATATGGGTGATAAGGTTTTACGGGACCTCGACTATACCGAACTCAACCACCCTTATACACTTGATGTAATAACACGGAGTTTATACGACCCTGACTTCAGTGGGGGAACCGAAGCTTACGAAGACGGACGACTTACCTATATGCTCGCTCAATACGGATACGAATACGACGACAACAAAGATATTATCACAAACTCAACCCCTATTATTGACTACCGAAGCGGTATACAACCAGGCTATTTTGACTATATCGGAACCCCCTTGAGATTCTACTATCTCAAACCTTCTATCCAACTGAAATGGATATATTATAAAATATTTGAGGAAGCCGGATTCAGAATAAAGTCAGACTTTTTTGAGACCGCATATTTCAAAAGGTTTTATCTACCTCTGACCTTCAATATAGACCAACTATATTTGAACCAAACTATAAGACCAGAATTCCACTTTAGACAGGACGCCAGAAATACATTCAATTTCTCATCACAAACGATAAATTGGTTGACACTACCATCGCCTCCAGGAACATTCGTATCTATGGAGCGGGTTCTACAATTACCAGTGATATCAAACAACATAGACGCTCATCAATTTTCCGATTATTCGTTCGTGGTTCCACAACAAGGAAACTATGAAATGAAAATGACGATAGAGGCGTTCAACCTCGAACAAAACCTTGATATACAAATAAATCAGGACTCGATAGTTGAGGTATTTTTTCATCAGATAGAACAAGGAGGACCGAACGGAACTACGGGAACAACACTATACTTTTATTCTGAAGTTATCAACGTAACTCAATATCTGATAAAAACAACCACATTCAACGTCTTTTTAGACCCCTCCTATTCATACGCCATTGACGTCAACCTAAACGGAAGTGCATTCCCTGCCGAACTAACCTATGCGGAACTACAAATTATAAATGGACCACGAACCATAATAGGGGACGTTCAATTAGAAAGAGAATTACCCGAAAACGAACAAAAACAAATTGACTTTATAACGACTATAAACAGACGATTCAATTTGGTTGTGACCCCCGATACAGACGATGAGGATACCTTCATAATTGAACCTGTTATCGACTACCTAAACAAGGGTGACGTATTGGACCTCAGTGAACGACTTGACTATGACTCCAATATATCCATCTTACCAACCACATCTGTTGTCAACGGAACTTTATTTTATAACACTCAAGAGGACGAGGACTACGGAAATACCGAATTTACAAAGAGTAGAAATATAACCTACGGAACAAGGTTCGTTCAACTCGACCTCGACTATAAGTCAGAGACCACTGAATTCAACGGGATAGTATCTCACTCGGTTGATGATACACTAAAAAATATCAACGCACCGAATATTACCATACCAATTTATTATATCACTCGTGAGGAAAACAACGAAGGACAAGTAGAATTATTCTATAACGCACGTAAGACAAAACCACGTATTGTATTTAGGGGAATAAACCTACCCGCTAACAACGTAGGGAAATGGGCTCTACCATTCAGTGGATTTGCCGGTAATAATTCATTTTATATTGAGAATAGACGAATAGATATGTTCCCCCAATATAACAGGTTCGGAACATATCCCTACGGACTTACAGGGTTCACCCACGCAGTAAATTTCAATAAGACACACCGATTCAACCCACTTGAATATGACTTCAGTTGTTATAAGGACCTATATGACGTATACTATGAGGACTATATACAGGACCTAACTGATGCTGACAGCCGAGTCCTTATTGCATCATTTTACTTACATCCTGAGGAAATTGCTCAACTAAAAGGAAATGAACGTATATTCGTTCAGGGAAACTATTACAGGATAAATAAGATAAACGGATATGACCTCACAAAGAGAGGACTCACCGAAGTGGAACTTATAAAAATTACTGGCGACTACGAACCACATCCTGTTAGATATTACAAACTACAAAATTGTTCTGACTCCTCCGACTTTAGATACTCAAATACAGACCTAAACTATACACTTTGGGCATATAGAAATAAGAGAGTGAAATTGGATAATATTTGTTATACAATACTCGATGATGTTTATAGAGACAACGTGACCTATGAAAAAATTGAGGTCCCATTCCAAAACAACTCATTTTTACCACAATTTTATGATAATTGTGGATGCACGACACAAACTACTGAACTGATAGTTTATAGAGAACTCGACTGCGTGGTTCCACAACCACAACCAACACCAACAGGAATAACTCAATATTACTACTACATATTAGAGGACTGCACGGGAGGACGACAAATACTGGCTCGCTCAACAACCTACTACAACTATGGTCAGGTGGTTAGAACTTCGGGTGGGGGTAATACCTGTTATTTTGTATTTGACTTTACAACAACTCAAAATACAAATGATATCATAAATACCTACGACAATTGTGAGGAATGTGCTGCGGATATTCCAACACCCACACCTACGAGGACACCACAACCAACACCGACACCATCATCAACTCCGTGTAATTGTAGAGAATACGAAATAGAAAACTTCAACCCTTATTCTGAACGAGTTTTTTATGATGACTGCTTTGGAGTCGAAAGAACTCCACTCATAGGACCATATAGTTTTATTGTTGACTGCCTATGTGAAGGGTCGTTGATAACACCGGCAGGTGTGAGTGGAAGGGACTTGGGGACGTGTATTGAGACAACACCGGCGGTAACCCCAACACCAACTCGGACACCAACACAAACGAGGACACCGAGTCCGACACCATCGAATTGTGCGTGTTATAACTACCAAATAACAAACAACTCAGAGGACCTATTACTAACATACGACGCACTTTTATGTGGGGGATGTGTAGGGTCACCAACAACCTATTCAATTATACCAGGTCAAACCATAACGATATGTGCGTGTAATAACTCCGTAACAACGATGGACAGAGACGTGGTTATAACCAAACTATCGTGTTGTTCAATTCCAACTCCAACACCGACAAGAACACCGACAAGAACACCAACACCAAGTCCTTTAGTTCCTTCTTTGACTTACATTACAAGTTTATCAAACAATACATCATCAACTTCTTATTCATTTAGTGCCACAAGCATAGGTGGTCCTGGTTTGATTGTTGTAGCATTCCAAACCGAAAGAACGACAACTTTGATACAAACTCCAACTATAACTATTGGAGGAGTTAGTGCTACAATTGCGGGTGATAGTTATTCTGGAACTGGTAGTCCTAACACATCAACTCTCATCGCCTATGCCAGAATAACTACTGGCACGACCGCAAATATTTCAATAACATATCCTGCTTCTCAAACCCGTATAGGAATTGGTGTATGGAGAATACAAAACAACATTAGTGATACACCAATTCAAGTCCAAAAATCCGCTGCTAATAGTGGAACAGGATTATCTATAACCCTAACGGGTTTGACCTCAAATAACTTGGGTATATGTGCTCAAACAAACGGAGTTCAAGGAACAACTATGACTTGGACTAATGCGACGGAGAATTATGATTATGATATTGGCTCCCCCGCAGGCACTCGTATATCAGGTGCGTCATTTATTACAAGTTCATCAGGAAATAGAACCATAACTACAAGTCATACCAATTCAGGTCAAGCAATAACTTTATTGGGTGTTGTTTGGAACTAATATTCAGGTGGTGGATAACGGACCCTGTATAGAATAAAAATTATACTTATAATAAAGAACCTATGGCTCAAAAGGAATTAGTTTATAAACTCAAATTCGTCACCGAAAACGGCGAGGTAATTGAGAAAAGTGCTGACAACATAAAGGATATATCCGACTCGGTTGGACAATTAGAAACCAAACTAAAAGGTGCATCACTCGGTTCAGAGGAATTCAAAGGGTTACAGACCGAACTAAAAAAAAGTAAAGGGGCACTTGACGAAGCCCAAGCATCCACGACGTCCTTCTCGGAAAAACTACAAGGAATACCAGGTCCCGTAGGACAGGCTATACAAGGGGTGACGGGTCTTGGTAAGGCGTTTATGACCCTAATTGCTAACCCAATCGGGGCTGCTATTGCGGCTATTGCACTAATATTCACGACCCTATACAAGGCACTGACCTCAACAGAGGAGGGAGCGTTCAAACTCAAGGAGGTGATGGGTGCATTATCAGGGGTTCTAACCCCCGTAATTCGAGTCCTACAAGAAATTGCATTGGTTTTAGTAGATGGGGTCCTGAAAGGAATTGAACTCGTCCAAAGAGCACTTTCCGCACTTGGGTTTGACCAATTTGCTAAGGCGAGTGCGGCTGCACGTGACCTCGCTCGGGCTATAAACGAAGTGGAGGAAGCCGAGGGTGACCTAAACGTTGAGAGGGCGAAACAAAACAAACAACTCGCAGAGGCACGAGAAATTATATCGGATACAAATAAGTCACTTGGGGAGAGACAAGACGCACTAAAAAAGGTAAAAAAGAGTGAGGAGGACTTAGCGTCGAAGGAAACAGAACTCGCTAAAAAACGACTTGCCAACGTTCGGGAACAAATAAAACAACAAGGTAAGTCAACTGAATTACTCGATGCTGAGGAACAGGCTCTAATTTCTCTATACAACACCCAACAAAACCAGTCCGCAGTAAGAAGGAAAAACATCAAGGCTGAACAGGCTTTGTCGAGGGAAATTGCTGCCGAGGAAAAAGAACAAGAAGCGGCACGTAAACAAAGGGCTGCCGATGCGGAAGCACGTAGAAAAGAAAAACTACAAAAAGCGAGGGAAGCCGCTGACTTTGAGAAAAACCTGAACCTCGAACTCATTGAGGACGACTACGACCGACAAATACAACAACTCAAAAACCAAGAGGAAGCACAAATTGAATCGATAAAAGCTTTGGATGTAAGTGCTGTAAAAGGTCAGGAACTTATCCTAAAAGTTGTAGAAAAAACACAACAAAAAATTGCTGAAATTGAGAATAAAAGAGCGGCTGACCAAGACGCTAAATTCAAAGCAGACCAAGCGAAAAAAGAATCGGATGCACAGAGCGCACTCAACAGGGAACTTGCTAACATAAATTCTCTTATCGAACTCGATAAGATGAAATATGAAAACCTCGCACAATTAGGAGAGGAGGACCTCGATAACACGATACGTCTATTGAACGAAAAAATGAGGTTGGAATTGGCTATGGCTGAAAAGTCAGGAGCGTCAGCGGCTCAACTACAACTCATCAAACAAACTTATGCTAACGCAGAAATTCAACTAACCAAAAGTGTTACAAAAGCGAAACTCGATGCTGCTGCCGTAGAGGAAGGAATAGAAAGGGAGCAACTACGACGTCAAGCGGACGCACTCGGACTCATTGCTGAAGCGGCAGGGGAGACCACCGCTATCGGTAAAGTTGCTGGAGTTGCTCAAGCGACCATCAACACTTACCTATCAGCCACCGAAGCCTATAAGTCCGTTGCGGGGATACCAGTAATAGGACCCGCACTCGGTATTGCAGCGGCGGGAGCGGCTATTGCACTTGGACTAAAACAGGTTCAGGAAATTATGGGGGTGAACGATAACATACCGAAACCAACTTTTGGAACGGGAGGTATCGTGACAGGAATGGGAGGTATAACCACAGACAATATCCCCGCTATGTTATCCAACGGAGAATCGGTAATAAATGCCAGAAGCACCGCTATGTTCCGTCCGACTTTGGACCTTATAAATCAACTCGGAGGGGGGGCTAAATTTCAGGGAGGACTACAACAGAACGGAGTGGATATGGCTCAAATGGAACTCATCGCAGGGGTAAAGAATAAGAACCAAACACCGGTTAGAGCCTACATAGTCGCATCTCAAGCATCGAACCAACTACAACTCGACAGACAGGTAAAAAGTAGGTCGTTGGTATAAGTATAAAAAAAATATACTTATCGATATGAAAATTATCGAGTTATTCCTCGACCCCGAGTCAATAGAAGGAGGAGTCGACGCTATCGCTTTGGTGGATAAACCAGCCCACGAGTCAAACTTTCTCACATTTACGGAGGACGACCCTACACTACCCCCAACGGACCTCACCTTTATCGGTGAAATGTTCGAAATGGAGGAACAAGTTGGGTTAGCAAAAAGTATCAACCAACTCGGAACCCCAACAGGGATAATGGAAATGATGGGATGGGTTATAGAATCCATCGAACCTGTCATTTCGTTGGAACAGGAACTAAAATTATTCGAGGGAGCGGTAACCGCTGAACCGAACCAACCATCGATGGCTGACCTACCCAACAGACGAGTAAGATACAAATATATCAAAAACCCTCAATCACAAGGGGACGCTATTATACCAACCTCAAGGGACTTTTGTCGTGAGATGATACGATACGACAGAGTATTCAGAATTGAGGATATCCGTAAAATGACGGAGGACTGCGCTAACGACCAATTTGGTTGTTATGATATTTTTACCTGGCGTGGTTCATATAACTGCCGTCATTTATGGATGAAGGTGGTTTACAGACCCGCAGGACCTATTACAGGACGCCAGAGACCTCTTGAGGAGGGAAGCCCTGCGTGGAACCAACCATCAACTCAAGTCCAACAGAGAGCAATTTTGGTGGAGGAACGATTCGGGATACTCGCTATGATAGATGGACAACCACTATTCTCAAGTAAGGAGGACGCTCTCAAATTCGGTCAACTACTTGGATGTGAGGGATACCACGAACATAAGGTCGGGGACTACATAGGATATATGGCGTGTGAGACACACGAATTTCAGTCCTATAACGACTACCCTCAGTCAGCGTCCGATGCGGCGTGTAAAGTATTAGGATGGATAGAAAAATACGGACGAGATGAAGTAGAGGGAATGGAGAGAACAGGGTTAGCCAGGGCTAACCAACTCTGTAATAGAGAACCGATATCCGTAGATACCATCGCACGAATGGCATCCTTCGCACGACACAAAAAAAACTCAGAAATTGCCCCCGAGTTTGAGGGAACGCCTTGGAAGGATAAAGGATACGTTGCGTGGAATGGATGGGGTTCAGACGAAGGTATAGAGTGGGCACAGAGAAAACTTGAGGAGATACGTAACGAAATGGGTGTTGATGAGGATATGTTATACGACAACCCCTGTCAAGACGGATATGTTGCTTACGGAACGAAAGAAAAAGACGGAGTCGAAGTTCCGAACTGCGTGCCAGAGGAAATGTGTTGGGACTGCGCAGGGTCGGGGGTATCCATATCGGGAGTCCCTACGGGGTTTTCAGAGGAAGGAACCAAATACGGGTTCTCATACGACGACGATAAAATGGAAATAACCGGAGCGGCTATTATACCAAACCGAATGATAATAAGAAGGAACCCAATTACTGAGGAATTATACTACGTATTTTTCTCTCAAGACACAACAAAAATATTATCAGAAAAATTTATGGAGTCCAAAAAAACGGACCAAACAAATATAAACCACTCAGAAATTCCTGCACCCGATACATTCGTAACAGAATCGTGGTTGGTCGATGACCCCAAAGTAGATAAGTCCTACTCACTTGGACTTGAATACCCGACGGGAACTTGGGTCGTCACGATGAAGGTGAAAAACAGGAAATTTTGGGAGGATATAAAACAGGGTAAGTATAGGGGATATTCCATTGAGGGATATTTCAACGAGAGAGTGGTATTTTCTTGATACAACTATACTTATCGGTATAAACCAATAAAAACTTCTATTTCTATGACAAGAAATGAAATAAAAAGAAAAATCGCACAACTTATCGGAAAGTCATTCGAAGCGTTCGGAGAATACAGAACCAAAGAAGGAACAGAATTGAGAATTGAAGGTGAAAAATTTATGGAGGGTATCCCTGTATATGTTATTACACCTGAAGGTCAATTACCAGTTTCAGACGGAGAATACGAACTCGAGATGGGACAAAAGATAAAAGTTGAAGCAGGACTGGTAACCAACGTGGAGGAAATTTCCAAAGAGGGAACGCCAGTTGACGAGATATCGGAGGACTCAAATATAGACGAGACCGAACTCAGAAAGTTTGACGAAGCAGAACTTATAGACGGAACCATTGTGGGAACGGACGGGGACTTCGAAGTCGGTAAAAAACTTTACGTCAAGGACGAATCTGGTGAATTTGTTCAAGCCCCTGAAGGGTCTCATACTACAAAGTCGGGTATCGAATTTGTTGTTGATTCGGAAGGGACCATCACTGGAATGAAAAGACCTGACGAAACAGGGGAAGGTTCACTTGAGGAAATGATGAGTCAATTCGCATCAGTTCTCGAGAAACTAACTCAACAAATTGTAGAACTAAAAAAAGAGCAAGGAATTATGAACGAAAAGTTCTCAAAAATTGCTAACGAACCGGCGGGTGAAAAAGTATTTGACCGCAAGGGATATCTACAAAATGAAGAAAAAAACAAATTCTCAAAACTCGAACTTATCGCAGCTTTGAGAAATAAACAAAACAACTAAAAAAATAAAAAAAAATGAATAATAACTTGAAAAAACACGAGTTCAATTTCAACCTTGCAGGACTTCAAACCTACACGGACCAAGTAGGAGGTCTCCTTCTTATGGAAGCCGTTGTAAAAGCGAAAACCGCAGAAATTGGATATGTTCAGTCTGGTATCAAAGGAACACAGGCTATCAACCTTTTGACATCAACTTTGAACGTTCAAGACGGAGGTTGCGGATGGTCACCATCAGGACAAACAACTTTTACTCAGAGAGATATCTCTGTATGTAATTATAAGGTGAACGAGGCGCTTTGCCCCGCAGACTTGAATAATTATTGGGCTGGTCAATTCTTGAACGCAGGTTCATATAACGAGTCAGTTCCATTTGAGGAACAAATTGCTAAACTAAAAGTGGAACAAATCCAGAAATACGTAGAGGATAAATTATGGAAGGCTCAGTTAGTCGCTTCAGGTGGCACGGACTGCTTTGAAGGATTCTACTCTCTATTCTCAACAGGAACTTCGGAACCCGTAAACATCGTGGTATCGGCAACGACTCCAGCGGTTGGTGTGATGTTGACTTGCGTAGACCAACTTATCCAAACTCTACCTGATAAAGTTCAGGAGGACGACGACCTTATCGTAATGATGTCGATGGCGTTATACAGAAAATACACCATCGATTTACGCACGGCTAATTACTACAATTTCGGTGCTGAAACAAGAGCGGCTGGCACGGAGTTTATTACCTACCATCCGGGCACTAATATCGAGGTTGTCGGCATTCCTGGAATGTCAGGAACTAACCAAATTGTTTGTGGAAAAAAATCGCAATTAGTGATTGGAACTGACCTTATGACTGACTCAGAGCGTTTGGAAATGTTCTACGACAGAAACGACGACGAAGTAAGAGTAAGATGTAACTTCAAAATTGGAGCACAAATTCCTTTCCCTTCAAACTGGGCTTCAAACGGCTTAGCATAAAATAAACCTCAATAAAAAAAACAAGGAACTATGAGTTATTCAGCGTGTTTTCAAACAGCTTCTATCAACTTGGCGTGTGCGTCAAATGTCGGTGGAATTGTCAAAGCATACCTCGTTGCGGGAAGCGTAACGGGCATAACATACAGCGTGGATAGTGCTATTACAGGACTAACCGGCACAGGGAACATTTTTACATACGATGTTCAAAAACAGACAAGTTCCTTGACAGAAACTTTCAATTCTTCATTAGAAAACGGAACCCTATTCTACCAACAGGACTTACTCCTGAATTTCCACAAAATGGACGTTCAGAAAAGAGACCAAGTCCGTCTAATGGCTCAGAATAGAGGACTGAAAGCGTTTGTTGAGGACAACAACGGAACTATTTGGTATCTCGGAGGTATCGATGGAGACGCACTCGCAGGAGGATATCTTTCTGCGGGGACCGGCGTAACAGGAACAGCATTTGGTGATTCTAACCAATATTCTGTAACCCTATCGTTTTTCTCCAACGACCCTATGAACCCACTTGGTTTACCATTATCATCGGTGGTGAGTGGTCTTACCATCAACCCATAATAAAAACACCGAAGGGGGAAGGGAAACCGACCCCCTTTATTAGCCTTGGACCAATATGATACTAATAAAAAAGGGACAGACAAATAATATATCACTATCGGTATCCCTCAACAGGACGATAGAGAACCCTTATTACCTATTTAGTTTCACTCATATTCAGTCAAAAAACCAGATAAACTTTATACCAAAGGTCATCCTAATAAATGACCGATACGATGAGTTCCGATTCGTCGAGGCACCCACAACAAATTTATCATTAGACCCACCACAAGTATATTTTCAATACGACGGACAATATTGGGTTGAGGTCTACGAACAAACCTCAAGTGGAAACACCGACCCCTCTCAATCGGGACAAATGTTATGGGACGGACGAGGGGTCATCGAGGACCCCGCAGTTCAGAGCCCCTATTACCAATGGACCTCAAATAATGAGGACAACGCCAACTTTATTTTTATATCCGATGATGAACTTCCTCCGACACCTACACCAACGCCTTCGGTCACCCCAAATATACCATCATCTACTCCTACTTCGACACCGACTATTACGCCGACTAAAACGCTGACACCAACCCCGTCTGTAACCCCGTCTGTGACCCCTACGTTGACTCCAACGACAACGGAAACACCAACACCAACGCCTACAACATCACCAATACCAAAATACTCATTCTTGGTTGAGTTTGGTCCTTCACTCACTGACGTATGTCCTGGTGGGGTGACCACTCAACTAACATTATGGGGACTAAACTCAACGTTCGAGAATAATACTATTTTATACTTGGATAATGGTTTGACCATAACAGCGCCAGCGGGATACGCAGAATATGGAGGAACAACGATACAAATAACATCAGGTGGTGTTGTCTCAGGTGTTGTGGTTTGTCCTTCTCCAACACCTACAATGACCCCGACGATAACTCCGACGATAACACCATCATTTACTCCAACAGAAACACCGACACCGACACCAACACCCGTAAAATGGATAATAGGTGCTGGTTTTGATAGGGATGTTCATACGGCTAAATTTAGTGGAAGTAGTGTTTATGCTGGCGGTAAATTTTATTCATATCAGGGATATGATATCAAAAACTTATGTCGACTCCAACAAAATGGTATTATAGACCAAACATTCAACCCTGAGTTCAGTGAGTTTTTCTCAACTGAATATGTAAGGACATTGGAATTTGATAACAACGGAAACATCTACGCAGCCGGTCTATTTGGACGATACGCCAACCAAACTGGTTTCAATATTATAAAACTTGACCAAACGGGTGCCTACGATACGACATTCTATAATAACGCAAGACCAAATGGTTTGGTGAACAAATTATTATTGTCTCAAGATGGACTCACTATGTATGTTGCAGGTAACTTCACAACTTGGGGAGCATTTGGGGCTCCACGACTATCTCAAATAGACCTCAACGGAAATGTAATACAATCCTTCACTTTCAACTCAGTAATTTTTGATATGTGCTTCCACCCCGATGGTGACCTATTGGTTGTTGGTTCATTTACATTATATGCTGGAGTGGGGAGAAATAGAATTGTAAAGATAAACCCGACAACAGGTGTTCTTGACCCTACATTCACCGCTAATATCGGCACCGCATTCAATATAGGAAGTGTCTACAAAGTGAAAATTATTGATGGAAAAATATGGATGATTGCAAATGGAAGTTCATTCAACGGAAACGCATTCGATGAGGTCGTTCGACTCAACTTGAACGGAACTTGGGATACGCCTTGGGTAAGGACATTTGGTGGAAATATGTTCGACTTTGAAATTGACACTACAAATGGATGGTTCTATTATCACGGGTCTATAAATGAAGTCAATGGGGCAGCACGAGGCTTTGGACGACTCAACCTGACGACAGGAGTTCCTGATACCTCATTTGCTGCGGGATATTGTTCGATAAATATTAGTCCTGATAGTCAAATAGGAGAAACCATATTTATAGACGCTCAAAGTCGAATTACCTTATTTGGTTTCTTTACGGGTATATGTTTCCCACCAAGTCCAAATATTGACTACGAACCATATCAACACGCCATCCGTTATAATTTAGACGGCTCAAGTGATACAATTGGAATATAGGTTTTTTTATACTTATTATTATGAACGAACTACGTAAACTTGACTTTGAGGTGGTGAACCTACCGACCTTCGAGGAGACCATAACTAACAAGGAATGGATACTTTGGGGTGGAGATAACCTATGGCCCAGTCACTCAATTGACCTATACAATTATTCCGCTATCAACAGAGCGTGTTTGAACGCAAAACGAGATGCGGTTTGGGGAGAAAAACTCCTGATAGATGGACAGGACTCAACCCTTTATATGGTGAACGGAATGAACTCATTGAGGGAAATTTATAAAAAGACCGCAATGGACTTTGTTATCCATAACGGATTCGCACTCAACGTGGTGAAAAATAAGATGGGAGACGGAATTTCAGAAATGTATCATATCGACTTATCTAAACTACGTTCAGGAAAAGTCAATTATCGTGACTTTGTTCAGGAATATTGGTATAGTGCGGATTGGAGAAACGAGAGGAGATACAAACCATTCAAAATACCGGCATTTGACCTCAATATAGAGGAACCCACACAAATTTATTGGTATATGGGATACGCACCAAACCAAACATATTACCCTATGCCAGAGTGGATAGGAAGTAGGGTTGCCACGGAAATTGATATCAACATCAAAAACTTTCATTTACAGAACCTTCAAAACGGGTTCTTTCCCTCAATTTTTATTTCCCTAAATAATGGTATACCATCAGAGGAGGAGAGAAGTCAGGTATACAGACACCTAATGGACAAATACTCATCTACGAATAATGCAGGGGGTTTATTCCTGAACTTCGCAGAGGACAAGGAACACGAACCGACCATTACACCACTCAACCTAAATAACTCTGACCAATTTTACAGAGATATGGATGAAATTGTAAGAAACACGATACTTACAGGTCATAGAATAACATCCCCAAAACTTTTGGGAATTGAAACGCCAGGACAACTTGGGTCCAAAAACGAAGTCGTGGAGGGATACGAACACTTCCTACGAACTACCATCGTTCCATTACAGGACCAACTATTAGAACAATTCGAGAAATTACTATTCTTGAGGGACAAAAAACTACACAAATTGGAGATAATTCAAAACGAAATTTTTGATACCAATCCAATTGAGTCCATAACACCAGAACTACCAAATACACCTCAATAAAATGCCAGCGGTTTTATTAGTCAGTGCTCAAAAGATAAAAGCGTTTACCGAAATAAACGACAACGTCGATGAAAAATTATTGTTAGCGGGGGTTCAAATTGCTCAGGACTTGGGACTCCAAAACCTACTTGGGACCTCCTTCTACAATTATATCCTCAACGGAGCACAAAACAACACCCTATCGGGTCCAGACCTAACCCTATTACAGGACTACATACAACCATATCTCTTATGGAGAGCGACGTGGGAGTCACTCCCGACCCTATGGATGAGAGTTATGAACAAGTCGGTCATCATAGGACAGACCGAACAGGGACAACCCGTAGATAAGGGAAACCTAACCTACCTCCGTAACATCCACGAAGCAAGATACGAATTCTACGCACAGAGAATGATGGATTGGATACAAAACCATCCTGGTGACTACCCACTCTACTTCGCATACTCAACCATTGATGGAATGAAACCAGCGAAGGAAAATTATTACGCAGGAATTTACATCGATACAGGAAGGAGACGACTTCCACGTTTTGGAGGAGGATATCCAGGTCTACCTTCATACACCGACCGAACAGACCCTGACTACTGCTGTGATGGATGGTAAATGAGTAGTGAGCATCATCAAGCCTCATCAACGAGTATCGAAAAAAAGAACAAAATGAAACAATTGTATCAAGAATCATCGAGCATCATCGAGCATTATCGAGCAGTATCCACAAGTATCTCAAAGTAAAACGAAATGGAACCATTTATCTCAATTCTAATGACCTCAATTACAGGGGGTGTAACATTCCTACTCGGGATAAGAAAAGGACGAGCAGAGACAGAAAGTGTCCTTCTACTCAACTTGGAAAAAAGTATCAATATCTACCAAACTATTATCGATGATATGAGGGAGGAGATAAAAACCTTGAATGACAAAATAGATGAACTCGAGAAAAAAGTTGGAAACCTCCTTGAGGAAAACCACGAACTAAAAAAACTAATGAAGGAACACGATGCCTCTACCAATCCCAAGAAATACTGAAACCCAAAGAGAATACATCAACCGATGTTATGAAGTAACCAAAGACGAGTTCCCCTCTAACCAAGCGATGGCGGTTTGTTATGGACGTTGGAGGGAAAAACAGATGAGAATTATTCGTGACCTAAAACGAGTCAGAAAATAATTCCACGACTACGACAACGTTCCAACCACTGAGAGTGAACGTCACCTTGAACATCATACCCCAATTTGGTCAAAAGTTCTAATGCTTGGTCAATATCGTATTGACGTGTGGATGATGGTGACAAATACTCAACCAATTTTTTCTTGGAATTTTCATCCGACTCAATTCGAACACACCGATGACACTTCGAACGAGACCCACCCCGTAGATATATCTTGAAGTCACCCCCACAAATTTTACAAATTCCATATTCCATATTGACCAAAAAAATAAAAAGTTTATACTTATAACTATACAGGAAAACAAAAAAAATACAAGGGGGGGAGTTCAGCCATTTATGACTCGGTTGGGGTTTACAGAGTTTATTTGTCTTTATTCACTTTTTTTGGGTCCACCGAAGTCCTCTCCCCCCTATTTGTAACCCTCCTTGAAAAAGGGGGGTTTTTTATTCACCTACCAAGTTGACTTTTCCGGTTCTCGACTATATTTACGTTTGAAATGGCACATAAACCGGTGGGGAACCACTACCAAAAAAAAAATAAAATATGCGTAAAGCCTTCAGTTTTTACAGGTCATATTACGAGACATACAAACTACTCGATGATAAGACCAAAGTCCAACTAATGGACTCTCTACTTGAGAGACAATTCAACGGAACGGAACCTCACCTTGAGGGGATAAGTCAAATAATATGGGGTTCTTGGAAGTTCCTTGTCGACCAACAAGTGAAGGGATACGAGGATAAAACCAAGACCAAAATAGGGGAGAAAACAAACCCTACTGAACCCCCTACTGAAGGGGGTAAGGAAGGGGGATACGAACCCCCTTACCAACAAGAGCAAGAGCAAGAGCAAGAGCAAGAGCAAGAGCAAG